TCTCGCAGCTCGAGGGCCGCCCTGACGTCGAGGGGTTCGTCCGCGCCCGCCTCGCCGCCGCCGGGGCGCCGCACGGACTGGCCTATGCCGAGACCTTCCGCGTCCAGAGCTATCGGAGATGATGGTCGCTTTCTCAAGTGAGTTACCGCCGTCGGTGCTGCTACGCAGCCTCGTCGGCGCTGGCGCGTAGACCCCAGATTGCCCTTGTTTGTGTCCCCCATCACAGTGCACCATCCGCCCATGACCGACGCAGAAGCAGTAGTCGCCCACCTCGCCTGGCTCCGCACCCGAGGACTACGCCCCGCCACCCTCAAAGCCCGCCGCGGCGCCCTCAGCCGCCTCACCCGCAACCTGCCCAACAGCCTGCTCGGCGCCACTGAAGATGAGCTCCACGCCTGGCAAGAAAACCTGCACCTCGGCCGGCACGCCCTGTCCAGCGAGACAGCCCACGTCTGCCAGTTTTTCGGCTGGGCGCAGCGCTTCCACCACCGGGCCGACAACCCGACAGCCACCCTGCCCCGACCGAAGATTCCTGCCACCCTGCCCCGGCCGATCTCGGAGGCTGACCTGCGGATGGCACTCGCCTGCGCCCCCGACCGTGTCCGGCCGTGGCTGGTGCTCGCCGGTTGGTGCGGCCTGCGTGCCCGTGAGATCGCCCTGCTCGAACGGGCCGACATCCATGACCAGGACACCCCGCCGACGCTGTTTGTCCGCGACGGCAAAGGCGGCAAGCAGCGCAGCGTCCCGCTCCCCCGCGGGGTCATTGTCGAGATGCTTGCCTGCCACCTGCCGGCCCGGGGTCCGGTGTTCCGCCGCAGCGATGGGCTACCCGGTCCGATCAGCCCTGCCCGGCTCAGCAAGGTGACGTCGGACTATCTGCGCTCCATCGGCGTCGAGGCGACACTGCACTCCCTGCGGCATCGCTACGCCACAGTCTCCTATGCCGCTACGCATGACCTGCTGCTGGTCCGGGACTACCTCGGTCACAGCAGCACGAAAACAACTGCTGGCTACGCAAAGGTCAGCCCGGTCGCACCGGACGTGCTGTTGCGGACGCTTGACCTGACGCTCAACCCCCAAGCGCCGGTACACGCAGGTGCCTAACGGCGGGCTGAGGGTGGCGGGCATTGGATCGGTGGCTGACATACCCACTGTTATGGGGACGCGTGAGGGGCGCTACCCTGCGGCCATGCAACGCACCGTCCCCCGACCCTCACCCCTTGCTAGGAGCCCTCGTGGCTGAGAAGAAGTCCCACAAGCTGCGCTGGGTCATCCTCGGCGTCGTCGCATTGATCGTCGTCATCATCATCGCGAGCAGCAGCGGCGGCAGTAAGGGCTCCTCGACCAGCAGTCCGACGGTTCAGTCCTCGACCGGCAGCAAGCCGCTGCAGCACGCCAGCGATGTCGCTGTCACCTCATGCGTCCCGGACTCGGGGGGCTTCGCCGCAGCGAAGGTGGTCGTGACGAACACGTCCAGCAAGGCGAGCAACTACGTCATCACCGTCACCTTCGAGGCCGCCGGCGGTGCGACGCAGGTCGGGACGGGGTTGGCGTCGGTCAACGGGCTGCTGCCGGGGCAGAAGTCGGTGCCGCAGGACGTGTCGTCGCTGCAGACGGCGCCGGCCGGTTATACGTGCCGGGTGACGGACGCGACCCGCTACGCCGCCTGACCCGTAACGACGACAAGTGCCCCCGGTGCCCGACCCGAAGGTCAGACGCCGGGGGCGCTGTGTCGTGTGGTGAGGGTCAGGCGACGGGTAATCCGGTCGCCGGATCCACCGCAGGAGCCGCAGCAGGTGCGGGCGGGGCGTCGGCCGACTGGTCCGCGGACAGAGCCGCCTGCAGACGATCGTGCACGGCCTGCAGCGCCGCGACCGCACTGGCGACCTCTGCCGCTAGCCCGTCATGCGCAGCCGTCAGGTCGGCGTGCGCCGAGTCCTTACTCGCCAGCTCGGTGACGACGTTGTCGGCGAGCTGCTCCAGTGCGCTGGTGATGTCGGTCAGGGCGCTCATGCGGTACCTCCAGGGTTGGGATCGGACGTGCTGGGTGTGTAGCTCCGGGCAGCGGACTGGCCGGCCGGACTGTTGGGGACCTGGAACACGCCGAACGCCCCGGCGGCAGCGACGGCGATGGCGGTGATGTTCGCGGCGGTGCCGTGCAGCACGCCGAGGGACAGCGCTTCCCCGGCGGCCGTGGCCGCTGCGACGGCGAACTTGCGGCAGGTGCCGAGGCGGCTCATATCAGAACCGCCGGGCGTTGAGCGCGGTCTGGATCGCGGCCCAGGTCTGCGGCCCCGGGTCGCCGTCAGGGGTTGCGCCGACGTGACGCTGCACCGCCGCCCACGTCACCAGCCCCGGCACACCGTCCTGAGCGACGCCGACCCGCTGCTGCACCCGCATCCAGGTCGCAGGGCCGGGGATGCCGTCGACTGCGGCGCCGACAGCGCGCTGAACCGCCCCCCACGTCTCCTGGCCGGGGGAGCCGTCGACAGACAGCGGCAGGTCGCCCAGCAGATGCGTCGGCGGCTTAGGCGCCGGCGCCGGCGCCGGCCCGGGAGCAGGGGCGTTGCCATGCAGCCAGCCGCCCAGCGCCAGCACCGACCCGCGACCGAAGTCGCCGTCGTCGGGGGTGCCGAGGGTGCGCTGCAACACCCGAACGTCACCGCCGAGCAGGTTGTACGCCCGGGTGACCAGCGCCATGAAGGCGCCGATGGGGAAAGCCGGGCCCGGGTCGTGGTGGTCCGACTGTCCCCAGCAGAGGGAGACGTTGTTGTGTGACGTGACGCCTCGGCCGCCGGCGGCTAGCTGCCCGACTGTCAGCCACACCGGCGGCAGTCCGAAGCGGCGTAGTAACTCTGCGGTGCGGGCCGCGACGTTGCAGGTAGTCCGCTGGGCGTCCGAGTGGTTCCACTGATCTGGGTTGTACGACGCATAGCCGTCGCGCTCCTGCCCGACGCTGCCCTGGTTGGGCGGGGCGTGATACGCGACCTTGGAGTCCGGGACGCAGTGCTGCTCGTCGCCCTGGTCAGTGACGTAGCCAGCCGACCCGTAGTTGGGTGCCCGCCGGTTGGCGAAGTCCTGAGCGATGGAGAGGGCGGACCCAACCTCGACCGGGAACTCCTCGTCGTGAATGACGACCCGGGTCACTGTGCCGTTCGGGTAGTCGCCGTAGGTGCCGGCGAGCAGGGTGACAGCAGGCTCGGACATGGCTGTTCTCCTTGCGGGCATAGCGAAGCACCCGCTCGGTTGGGCGGGTGCGGTAGTGCGGAAGGTCAGGGCAGGAGGGTCGCGGCGGTGACGACGGCGGGGCGTCGCGTGGTCATCCGACCGTCACTCCCTGACCGCCGTCGGCGATGGTCCATTCAAGGTCGCCGGGGTCGACCCGGCCTGGCATCCGGCCGTCGGCGAACAGACGCACCCCGGCGTTGACGCACGCCTGGTCGACGAGCTGCGAGCAGATCAGCGCGTGCTCTTTGTCGACCTTGCGTTCGAGCCACTTCCACCGAAGCCCGAGGTCGGCGAGGCCGAGGGCCGCAATGTCGGTGAAGCCGTACGGCGTGCCGACCAGCCGCAGCGCCTCGTCGGCGATATGGGTGTTGGCATACGGGTCGAGGCTGTTGATGTGGGCGTACAGCCCGACGCCGTAGATCACCCGGTCGTTGTCCTGCTCCCGCTTGACGACCGCACCCTTGGCCTGCGCCTCGACGGTCCGTCCGTCGCCGAGGCAGACGCCGGCATGGTTCACACGTGATCTGGTGGCCGCACGGATGAGAGCGCTCATCCAACCGCCGGAACGGAGCACGAAGATGGTTCCCGCTGGATGCGGCACGCTTCTCCAGTTGGCGCCCTGCCTCTCGACGCTGCTCATGGGCACCTGAACGCACGGCCGTAGGCAACGAGGCTGTCCCGGCTGTGCTGCCCGTAGGCAGTCGCCGGCGCCGGCCCGGAGATGAACACCTTGACGAGGCCGCACGTCGCCGTCAGCTGCCTGTCAAGCTCGACCCGCTTGGCCTGCTCGACCTTCGCGACCGCCGCCTCAGCCGCCCGCTGTACCTGCACGATCTGCTGCGTCTGCTGCTGCTGGGCCCGGGTCTGCTCGACTTGCTTCTGATGGACGACGGCGAAGGCAACGCCCCCGGCGATGGTGGCGATGACGTCGGCGACCAGGCCCATGAACAGCAGCACCAGGGGGGATACGCGAGCCGCCCGGTCACTGAAGCGGACCCGGTGGCCCGGCCGGGACATGAGCGCCCACCGGGCGTGCAGCACCGTGACGGTGAGGGACACGGCGGTGACAGCGATGCGCAGGATGGGCCGGCCGCCGTTCAGGTTGACGGCGATCGCGACCGCGAGCCCGCCGAGGGAGATCAGCAGATGGACGACGGACGGTGCGCGGGCCATCCGTGCGTCGACCCGGTTCACGGCCCGTCCTTTGGCTTGCTGTCCTTCTCGGCTTTGAGGCGGGCGATCTCCTGCAGCAGGTAGTGGGCGGTCTCGTCTTCGGTCCGCCCGGCCGGCGGGTCGTGCTCGACGTCAGGGGTCTGCTTGTTCTTCCACCGGGTGTAGCCACCGAGGGCCGCGAAGGAGGCGGCGAGCAGTGCTGCGATGCCGGACAGGACCGACCCGAAAGCGGACAGGGTTGTGGCGTCGAGGGCGAGGATGGTGACCGAACCGGCGGATATCAACGCTGCCACCCGTGGTCCGATGTGCGCCGCAATCACGGCTAAGGGATGCGGCATCAGGTTGGGGGTGGCGACCGTGGTCACCTACCGGCCCTCCGCACGCCCGGTGCCTGCAGGATCATGGCCTCTCCGAGACGGCTTCTTGCATCATCGGATCGTCTCCTTCGGTTCGTGGACGAGCGGCAGGGTCAGGTCCGCAGCCTGGTGAGGAACGGGGCGGGCTGCGGTGTCGCGGATGGGCGGTCAGGAGGTGCGCGGGGTCACGCTCACCGTGTCGCCGTCGAGGACGGTGGCGGGTAGCCGGTCGTCCGGGGTCCGGCGGACGGTCACCGGCCCGGCGTGCAACGCCCCGGTGCCGTCGGCTGCGCCTATCGCGTCCTGCATCCGGTCGAACGTGCCCGCATCAACGCTGGCGGACAGCCCGGCCGGGCTGACTGTGATGGTGGCGGCCATCTGCTCATCGCCGGTCAGCAGCATGTCGGTGAGGCCACGTACCGCAGCGGTCATGACCTCTCGCCCGGCGGCGTTACGAGCGTCGGGCAGCCGGTCGGCGAGGGCCTGCACCGCTTCGATGGTGAGCGGCTGGTGCCACACCCCGTCGGCGAAGAGCTGCAGCCGGCCGTCGTCGAGGACGGTCACGCTGAGATCGGGCATTGCGTCCTCCCGGTCAACGACGCTCGAGAGCCTGCAGGCGTCTATCCAGGCGGCGCAGGTTCCACCGGGAGTGCGGCGGCGGCGCGCCCAGCGTCAAGCTGACAGTCGGCACCGACGACTCGTCCAACGCGACGGACAGTTCCTGCACCCGCAGCGTGCCGACCACGTTGAGCCGGCCTTTCTGCACAGCCAGGGTGATCGGGTCACCGAGCCAGATGTGGTCGGGGCCTTGCCACACGCTGTCGGCGAGGGTCACCGTCCAGGACGCAAGGACCAGCTGGCGGGCGGCGAGTTCGGCTTTGGCGCGGGCAGCGAGGGTGCCGGCGTTGACGATCGACGTGTCGCCGAACTGGGCGTCCCATCGGCCTTCGGGCCGGGTGGCGATGTCGGATGCTTCGACCCGGACGGCAGCGAGGGCGGTGTCGCCGGTGACTCGCAGCGCGTTGGCGTAGCCGGACGGGTCGGCGGTCCGGTTGAAGCTGGCGATGGCGCCGGGATGGTTGAGGACGACCCGCCGGTCGACGCCGCGGGCCGGGTAGTACACGTCGTAGCCGAGCCCGGTGGTGGGCCGCCGGTTGCCGTCGAGGACGACGCTGAAGTCATAGTCGAAGCCGTTGTCGACGGCGGAGAGCTGGTCGAGCGCTTCCCCGACCGACTTTCCCGGCTGGTAGTCGGTCCTGTCCCGCAGCACCCCGGTCGCCTGGCCGGCGCCGCGGACGATGCGCAAGTCGCCACCGGGCCGGGCTTGGGTCTGGCTGAGCACGTTCCAGCCGATCAGGGCCTGGTCGAGATTGAGCCAGGACAGAGTGTCGCCTTCGTAGAGCTGCCGGCGGCGCAGGATGTCCCGGTAGTCGACGGCGTTGACCGTCGTCGAGTAGGCAGAACCGTCGCCAGTATCGCCGGTGGTGCCGACCCGGCCGCGGTAGACCGGCCGGCCTTTCCACAGCACCCACAGGTCTGAGATCAGCTCGTGGATCTGGCCGGCTTCGGGTAGCTCACTGTCGATGGTGAAGGTGGCGTCGGAGTTGCCGGCCAGCCGCCAGGTGACCCGTCGGCTGGTGATCTGCGGCAGGACAGTGTCCGGTAGCCCTGTCCATGCTCCGACGGCGAAGGTCCAGTCGTCGGCGCCGCGTAGCGGGTCGGGGACGGCGAAGATCCGGTCGCGGGTGGTGAAGCCGGCGGTGAGCAGATCACCGTCGCCGAGGGTGGCGGTGAGGGTGAGCGCGGTGGCGAGTACCGCTATCGCCATGTCGCCGTCGGCCACGGTTGCGGCGAGCGTGACTGCGGTGGCGAGCGTGACGGTGATCGAGTCGCCGTCGGGCAGGGTCGCGCTGAGCGACACCGAAGTGACCAGGGTGGCCGTGGCCGTGTCCCCGTCGAGCACGGTGACGGTGAGGGCGACGGCGGTTTGCAGGACTGCGGTCACCGCGTCGCTGTCGACCAGCGGCGCCGCGAGCACGGTGGCACTGACCAGCATGGCCGTAAAGGCGTCGCCGTCGGTCAGGGTGGCGCTCAGCGCGGCCGGGGTGCCGAGGGTGGCGGCCAGCAGGTCGGCGTCGGCAACCGCAGCGGCGAGAGCCATCGCGCTGGCCAAGACCGCAGTCGGTGCGTCGCCGTCGACGACGGTGGCGACGATCCCGGGTGCGGTGGCTAGGGTCGCCGTGGCCGTGTCGCCGTCGAGGACGGTGGCGGTCAGGCCGGTGCCCGCAGTCGGGGTGGCGAGGACTGTGTCGGAGTCGAGGACTGCAGCGGCGAGCGCCGTCGCGCTGGTCGGCACGGCGGTGGCGGTGTCGCTGTCCCGGACGGTGGCGCTCAGCGCGGCCGGGGTGACCAGGGTGGCGGTAGCCGTGTCGGACTCGACCAGGGTGGCCGAGAGCGCAGTCGCGCTGACCGGGCTGGCCGTCGTCGTGTCACCGTCGAGCAGGGTGGCAGCCAGCGAGGTCGCGCTGACCAGCGTGGCGGTGGCCGTGTCGGCGTCGAGGACTACAGCGGTCAGCGCTACCGCGGTGGTCGGGCTGGCGGTGAACTGGTCGCCGTCGCTGACTGTCGCAGTGAGCGCACCCAGCGAGGCGCGTAGCCGTGTCGGCGCATTCCGCCGGGCGGGAAACCCCCTGCCGAAACGTGCCATCTCAGATCACGCTCGACCGGTTGACGGCCTGCAACATCGGACGGGACTGGAACCGGAGGCTTGAGATGCCCGCGAGCTTGACGACGAGAACCATGCCGGACTGCTGGCCGTTATTACTACCGGTGAAGCTGCCACCCTCGGTTGCACCTGCCGCTGAGGACTTGTATGCGACGCAGGCGCCCTCGTAGTTCGCGGCATCACGCGAGGCGTTCGTGTCCTTCGTGAACCCGGTTGGGGGCGCGAGGGTTGCCGCCTCGCCCCAGTCGGTGTAAGCCGCCAGTGCGAGCTGGTTCGCAGCATGAGTCGCGAGCGTCGTGCCCGTGGGCGTCGTCGGCCCGGTCGCACTACCCGTTGCCGTCACGTCCAGGCACCCCGTACCAGCGGCCGTGCTCAGCCCGGAGAACTCGATGGTCGATGCGCCGAGCTGCAGCCCTGTCGCCGCCGGGGCTGTGCACGTCACCGTGTTCGCCCCTGTGCGGACGGCCACCGCCGAGTAGACCTGGCCCAGCTCGGTGCCGGACGGACTGGCCAGCAGCTGGGTGTACGTGTTGCCCTGAGAGTCGGTCGGCGTGTTGATGACCGCCGTGCCGGAGCCGACAGTCGACCCGACGACAACGAGAATCCGGTGGCCGGCCGTCACGCTGCCGGGAGACGCGACTGTCACCGACGTGACGCCGTTGCCGTCAACGGACGTCGCCGACTGGACGTAGGCCCATGCCATCGGCTAGGCCAGGGCTGCGGCGCGGGCTTGGAAGCGGGCGAGAGAGTTCGGCGTCTGGTCGAAGGTGATGCCGCCCGCGGCGTTGATGTTGAAGTACGACAGGTACAGGGCACCAGCCTTGGCTGCCCAGTCGAACACGAGATCGATGTATTCGGGGAAGTCGCCGAGGCCCTGCAGGTCGGCCTGGCCAGGCTGCTTCACAGTCATGTTGCCCCACTCGCCGAGCGCGACTGGCTTGCCCTGCGCCTTCGCGAACGCCGTGATCCGGTCGAGCTGCGACTGGACGAGGGCCAGCAGGTCAGCTTTCGCCGGGGCCGTGGTGCCCCACTTGGCGGCGTAGGCGTCGACGGCGACGACATCGACGTGCTGGGCGCCGGGCCAGAACGGGGCGGTGTCAGCGCCGTCGCTGTTCGGGCAGAACGTGAGCAGCAGCTTCTTAGTCGGCGCCGCCTTGGCGAACCCAGCACGGATAAGCGGGGCGGCGTGCTGCCAGCACTTGACGAACGCAGCCCGGTCGATGTTGTTCGCGTCGGGGTTCATGTTGAACTCCCACCACAGCCGGGCAGCCGTGGTTGCCGGGCTGACAGCGGCGAGGCCCGCGCCGAGCCCGCGGTAGGCGTCGTCACGCGTCCCGCTGGCACCCTCGGCGAGCAGGGCGTTCCAGCCGGCCGGTGGCGTGTTGTGCGGGATGAGCGGCACCCCGACATCAGCGATCCCGTCGGGGTGGGCGGCGACGAACCCTTTCAGGTCATCGCTGAAGGCGAGCCAGCGGGCGCCGGCCACGTCGTCCCAGGTCTCACGGTTCATCCACACACCGACTACGTGGGGAGCCACGCTGGGGATGGCAGCGCCGGACCAGCCGACGAGCGGCTTTGCCTTAGGAGCCACGGGGGCCGGAGCAGGCGCAGGAACCGGAGCCGGCGCAGGGGTCGGCGCAGGGGCCGGAACGGGTGCGGGTGCTGGTGCCGACGCCGATATCGGAGTGAGCGCCGTGAGCCGCCGGTCGATGTCGTTGAGGATCGCGGTCAGCGTCGTCTTGCTTAGGTCGTACGGCATGTGCTTTACACCTCGTGGTAGGCGGTGGCGTACACGGTGCACGCCGCCGAAGCGGTGAGCCGGACGACGAAAAACCCCGACACCGGCAGGAACAGCTCGCGGCCCAGCGGGTACTGCCACGGCAACGGACCGCCCGGCAGGATGAGCACTTCCTGGTCGAAGGCGACGAAGCCTGCCGGCTCAGCGGTGTGGTTGACCTTGACCGTGTCGAGGGCGGTGCCCTGCGCCGTCCCGATCCGTCTCGGCGTGACAGCCGTGCCCGTCCCGGTGGCGGTCGCCGTCCCGAGCTCAACCAGCAGAGACACCGGCGTCGCCGCCGTGACGTACGTCGAAGACACGGCGAGCTGAATCAGCTCGCCGGGGATATTCGCGCCCTGGCCGATCTCCAGGATCGTCTTCGGGGTCGCCGCCACCAGGTTGACCGGACCCGTCGGGCTCGCGAACTGGACACTCATGCCGCGGCGTCGGCGAGGGCGCCGATCGCGACAGTGATCTGCCCGGAGGTGCCGGTCACGATCCCGCCGATCGTCACCGCCACCCCGGTAGCGGTGGCGGTGGCTCCGGCGCTCATCGTCGCCGACGTAGGAGACTGCACCGAGAGGATCGTGGTCCCGGCTGGGATACCCGGACCGCCAACGGGCTTGCCGGCATCGCCAGTCACGAAGGCGGCGGTAGCGGAGGTTACCGTCGCCGTTGAGTTCGTCGCAGCGTCGGTGACGGCCCGCGCGCCAGCGACAGGGCCACGGCGGCGCAGCGTGCCCACGGTCGCGGCGTCGATGAAGCCGGCGTGGGTCACCACAGTGCCGGGTGTCACCGAGAAGGTGAGCTGCGCGGTGTTGGCCGACTGCTTGGCGGGGTTGCCGGACGGGGCGCCCATCGTGACGGCCTGGCGGGCGTAGCCGCCGCCGACCACCTCAACGGCGAGCGAACCGGCGTCGCCCGGGTCGGCGGTGAACAGCGCCGCGAAGGGCGCCCAGGCGGGGAAGGCGGTGCCGCGCATCACGCCCAGGTAGTTGGCGGCCTCGGCCGTGGTCATCGGCATGCGAAAGGGTCCTTTCCGAGGACGAGAAAGCGAAGAGAAGCAAATGCAAAAGGGACGCTCTAAGGTCCCACGTAGACGCCGCTGAACACCGTCTCCCCGAAGGAGTCGTCGATGTTGAGCTGGCCGCCCGTATTCTGGAAGATGGTCGCCTGCATCACATCGCCGCGCTGGCAGCGAAATGTCGTCGCCAGCGACATGACGGGGAGGCCCTGGAAGGCGTTGCCGGAAGGCACCTGCCGAATCCGCACGCCGTTACGCAACTGCCGGACGGCGAGGTGCCTATCCCCTGTGCCGCTAGGTATGTTGAGTCGCGTGGAAAATGTGGTGAGGTAACGCCCGGGCTGCGCGATTACCGCACCGTTGTTGACGGTGACCCCCAGGGTTCCAATAGAGTCCGAGACGGTCCAGCCCGAGTAGAGCGTGGTGGTGACGTTCGGCAGCACTTGCCCGTTGCCGCCGGAGACTTCCCACAGCGGCACGTCGCCGAGCGTGTTGAGCATCCGCCGGTCAGCGACGTTGGTGGTAGCGACCGACGCCTGCCCGGCCGCGACAGTGACCTCGGCTAGTGCGATCGCGCCCAGCGGCACAGCAGGGGCAGGCTGACCAACGGTGCCGCCGATCACCTCGACTGCGCCGTTGTAACCGACACCGCCATCGGACTGCTTGTCGTGGACGTGCAGAATCACCAGATCGGTACGGGTCCCCGACAGCGGCGGGACTGCGATCGGGACGTTGACCACCGTGTCGGACCAGGCCAGGTACATGCCGCCGAGGGCGATCGTGTCGCACAGCACCGTGGCGGTACCGGTCGCCACGTCGACGGAGAAGTTCGCGCCACCGGCCCGCTGGGAGACGTTGAAGTCGCCGCGCAGCACGACGCCTTCGAGCGGTGCGATGCCTTGGATCAGCCGGCGTAGCTGCTGCCCCGAATAGGGGATCGCCGGGTCGCCTGGGACGGCTTCCAGCCACATCACCGAGATCGCCACGGACGTCCTCTCTTAGAGATAGCGCGGCCGCCAGCTCACAACCGCCTGGCACCCGGGTCCCGGAGCGTTCGGGGTGAACACGAGCTGCACCGACGGGGCGGCCGGCAGCCGGAAGAAGCTGCTTGTCGTGAAGTCGTAGGTGCTCATGCGGGTCTGCGCCGGGTCTCCGTTGAGCAGCGCGGTCTGCGCCGCCAGGTCGACCCGCAGAAAATCCCCGGCGGCCAGCGTCAGCCCCGGGAAGTAGACCTGGGCGTTGACGTCGACGCAGCGCAGCAGCGGGTCGGCGCACGGCCCGTACATGTCGGCCACCGCCGGGGTGGGGATAGTGCCGTCGACCCGGACCAGGGTTGCGCCCGGCACCAGGCCGGGTTGCATGACGACAGGTGACGCCAGCGGGCTGGCGATCCCGCCCTGCGCGGCGCCACCGAGCGGGTTCAGGGTGACGGTGACCGCCTGCGCGGCTTCCAGCACACCCTTAGGGGCACGCCACACTGCCTGCACCTGCACCGGCAGCTTCCCGTTCGACGGGGTCGTCACCGACTCACCGCGGACGAAGATGCGACGTTCCCCGAGCGGCCAGTCGTCTCGGCGCACGTACAGCCACAGCCGCCGCAGCGGGTGCGCGAGCGCTCGGATCACGTCAAGGGCAGGGCCGACCGGACCTTGCGCCGCGTCGAGGGTCACCGTCGTGGTGACGAGCCGGGCGCCGTGGAACTTGGTCCGGTCCACCTCCCCGTCCGCGCCGGCGTGCGAGCTGAAAGCGGCCCGGACTTCGGGGAAGCCGTAATCCAGCCGGTTCAACGTGAACTGGCTGCCGAGCGTGTCCATCCGCAGCAGCTCAGTCGTCCCGTCGATGTCCACGATCCGGGCGACCGTCGCCACCTAGAACCCCCCGGCGAGCATCCGAAACTCGGACTTGCGAAGCTCGGCTTCGTAGTCGAGGCCGCTGGCAACGTGCATGTGCTCGACGTGCTGCAACGAGCCGAAGCGCTGGGGAGCGTCCGCGAGGCGGTGCAGCGCCTCGACGACGGAATGCAAGTCAGCGCCGTGACCGGTTCCCGGGCCGGCTGCGGGTAGCCGCATCGCCGCGGGCAGGCCAGCACGGTCCGCGCCGACAGCAAGACGCTTGATGTCGGCCCACTGCGAATTGGTAAGAACCGCTTCGGGCTTTCCGCTCAAGTTCACGGCCCGTGTCATGCCGGGATGCAGCACTCCGCCGGTGTCGTAGCCGACGTAACGGCCGGTGCCGTCGTGACGGCCGCCGCCCATCAGCATCCCGATGCCGTACGTCTTCACCGCGTAGTTGATGCCAGCGGCGACGTTCGCCAACGGGTCACGGAGGTTCCACGACGTCCCAGGCCAGTGATTCGCCGCGAACGTGCCGGGGATGAGCTGCATCAACCCTTGCGACGGCGTCCCCGCACGAGCGTTGGAGTTGCCGGTCAAGAAGACATGGTCGCCTTCACGCGCCGTCCACGATCCGAGGTCGGTGGTTACGCACCACACGTCCCCACGACCGACGGCTTCCTTCTGCAGCGTGGCGCCCGTAACGACAGGGGAATTGGCTCTCACGGTCGCTGTATCCGCCCAGTTCTCAGGCTGGTTGGTACGCCGGTCGGGGCAAGCCCTCGGACGGCGTCCCGAGAGGTAGACAGCAAGCGTGATGGCGTCGAGGACAGGGCCGACGCTCTGTGAGATGGAGACCTTGCCCCTCCTGTCCACCGACCCCTCGGCATCGATGACAGCCTCAAGCCAGGCGGCGCGCTGCTCGCTGTTCATGGCGAGTACCTGCACTTCAGCGTCACGCTTGGGGTGACCCGCACGGCGCAGAAGGTCTTGTGCGTAGCGGTAGTCGAGTCGGAACTGGTGCCGCGGTCCACAGGGCTGCTGCCCAGTCCGAGTCAGCCGGTCGTCGACGTAGTCGGCGTGTGGGAACTCGGCCATCAAGCGCCGCAGCTTCTCGACCATCTTCGGCTTCGACTGCGCGACGCTCATTGAGGGGCCGTACTTGCGTGTCTCGACGTGACCGTCGCCTGCGATCCAGCCAAGCAGAGCCGCTTCGGAGACTGAGATGTCGAGCGAGCCGGCGGTGTCTGCTCTAGCCGACAGCAAGAGTCGTGAACGGCTGTGGACCTGCTCAGTTGTCGCCCACACCGGCTGCGTGCGGTACTCGGATCGGGTTGACCGCCCCTTCACTCCATGCACCTTTGCCAGGTGGATGCGGAGGCCGCCGACCATGGTTGCGCCGGTGCGGCGGACGCCCCGCGGCCACTCGCAGAGGGTGCAGGAGTCCGCTAGCGGCTCGACAGGGGTGGCGACGCGTGGTAAGTCGAGCCAACGGTGATTCGGCGTGGAGGTGACACTCCACCGGCTGTTGTGCATGCGGATGAGGGGTGCGTCAGCGTATTGGATTACGCGCCTGACGGGCGTCCATTCACTGCAACCGGTCGCGTGGTTGTAACCGATCGTTTCGTCCCCGACTTGAACCTCATCGTGCTTGAGCCACCCGCGCCGCGTAAGGATCATGTCGTCAACGGTGAGGCAGTCCCAGTTGTTCTGCGCGTTCGGGTTACCACCGGACTCGGACTGGATCAGCCTGAGCACCCCGCCAGCGGCTGACGCCGGCAGGTTCTCCATCTGCAGCGCCTGGTAGACGACGTTGGCCCAGTTGCCGTTGACTGCAGCCGCGGCGGACACAGTCGGCAGGTGGTCGACCAGCAGCCTCCGCACCGCTCCCGGCGTCTCCCAGACAGCCTCCTCGCGGACGTGCGACGACGGGTTCGGGTCGTCGATCATCCGACCGGCACCCTCGTAGATCCCCACGTGACCCGGGCCGGGGATGCCGCCTTCCCCATAGTTGGTGAACACCAGGTCACCGGGTAGGGCGTCCTTGTAGTTGATCGCCTGACCCATCTTGACCAGATCCCACGTCAGCGGCCGGCCCGGCAGTCGGTGACCAAGGTCGGCCATGACCCGGTCGACCAAACCGGAGCAGTCGGTGCCGGCGCCGCCGTAGGGGTTGCCGCCCAAGACGTACTGCTGGCCCAAGTACTTGCGGGCCTGGTTGACGATGTCGGTGCCGTTGCCGACCTGGCTCATGAACCCGCCACCACCGGCCGCAGCCGCTGCAGCTGCAGCCTGAGCGGCGTTGTAGGCGTCGTCCTTGCCTTGAAGAAGTGCGAGCAGTGCGTCGCCGATGTTGTGGACCTCTTTGCCCATCCACCGGCCCGGCTCACCCATCCCCCTGAGCCCCCTGTCCGCGGCCCCCTCAATGGTGTGAACGACGGGGGCAGCTACAGCCGACAGCGCACCAAGCGCGAGATGCTTGAGGTCTTTCAGCAGATCGGTCGGGTGGAGAATGTCGTGGCCGAGCCGGCTGATGCCGCGGCCGATGGTGTCGAGTATTCCGCCGCCTCCGGCGTTGGTCGAAGCGATCCGTTTGGCGTCGGCGGCCGTGACGAACTGCCTGGCTGCGGCGATCCCGGGGGCGGCGTGTGCGACGTTACTGATGGTGTTGCTCAGGCCCGACAAGCCGGACAGGTTGGCCCCGGACAGGTTGAAGCCTGCCGGCAGCAGAGGGCCGCCGACCGCGTAATGCCCACCCGCGCCACCGGTACCGGTGAAGCCAAGTGCCCCCATCAGCGTGTCCGGGCCGCCGAACCGGGCGACGACCGGCTTCGGGACGACCAGCTCGCCGGGAGTGCCGTAGAACGGCACGTCGTCACGGTCGTGGTTGCCTGGGATAGGCCCCCCGCCGGCGAAGTGCAGCGGCGCGAGGTGCTGCATTCCCGGCTCGTGGAGGATGTCGCCGATGCCGTGGATCAGCGGAACGATGCCCTGGTCGTACGGGACGTCGATCACCCAGCGAATCGGGCCAGCGACAATCTCCTTGACCCGGTCCCAGACGTGACCGACCTTGGTCACGAGGTCGTCGAAGATGCCCACTACGTCGTCACGCATGTGGCCGAAGAACCCGGTCACGTCATGCCACAAGTTGGACACTAGGCGTGACGCGTCGTGCCAGGTATTGGTCCAGCCGCGGACGAGCCGATCCCAGAAGGGACGCAGGATATTGTCGAAAACCCAGTTCGCTCCTCTGGTAAAGAAACCGCTCACGTCATCCCACATACGCGAGACGAAACCGGTTACGTCGTGCCAGGTATTGGTCCAGCCGCGGACGAGCCGGTTGAGGAACGGGCGCAGGATGTTGTCCCAGACCCAGCTCGCGCCACGGCTGAAGAACCCCGTGATGTCGTCCCACATTCGGGATACCCATCCGGTCACGTCCCGCCACATCCGGGTGAAGAACCCGGTGACTGTCCGCCAGAGCCCGCTGGTCGTGTCCGATGTGGTCCGAGCCCCGGACGTGAAAAGGCCGGTCACGTCGCGCCACAATCTCGTGACAAGGCCGGAGACGGTCTGCCAACCCACCCGGAAGAACAGGGTCGCGTCCCGCCACAGGCTGGTGACGATGCCGGTAACGGCGAGCGTTCCGACGTGGAAGAACCCGGTGACGTCGGCCCACATTCGCGACGTGAATGTGGATACGTCGTTCCACATACGTGTGAAGAATGCGCCGATCTGCTTGTGGAAATGCTCGACCACGACAATAACGAGACCGATAGGGCCGGTGAATAGAACGAGCAGCAGCCGCCAGTGCCTATCGACAAAATCGAGGATGCCGGTGACGACGTTTGATACGTCGGTCTTTATCCGCTCAAAGAACCCTGTCACGTCGTGCCAGATTCGGGCTGCGAAACCGGCGGTGTCCCTCCAGATGCGCTCAAAGAATCCGGTCACGTCCCGCCATAAGCGAGACGTGAACCCCGAAACGTCATGCCACAGGCGCTCAAAGAATCCGGCGACGTCCTTCCAGATGCGCTGCGCGAAAGTAAGTACCGTGTTGAATGCCCCGGCGATGTCGTTTCCCATGCGGACGAAGAACCGGCCGACGGCTCCGACAGCTCCGGCGACGTCGCGGAAGCCGATCATCATCCAGTGTCCGAAGTCCTTGGCCCACTGGATGATGTCGCCGCCCGCGTGGGAGAACCAGCGCCCGAGGGAATCCATGACATCGCGGAACGTCTTTGAGTGCTGGTAGGCGTAGATCATCCCGGCTGCGAGGGCGGCGATGCCGACTACTACCAGCATGATCGGGTTCGCGTCCATGACGAGGTTGAAAGCGAGTTGTGCCGCTGCAGCGATCCGGGTCACGACCGTCCACGCCGCGGTCACTAGCTTCCACGTCGTCATCAGCCCGACGAAAGTGCCGACAGCCACCAGGACCGGCTCGAACCAGCCGCGGTACTGCGACAGCCACCGGCCGACCGGGGCGAGGGCTTCCGCGAACAAGCCCGCCGCCCGGGCGGCGAGGGTGAACGCGGCGACGAGGGGGGTCAGGAACGCGGCGACGAACGGGCCGAGGATCGGCAAGAACGCCTGGAAGCCTTCCCGCAGGTTGCGGAAGAACCGCATCACGCCGGGGCCCACCGAGGCCGCCCAGTCGAAAATGCGGTTGATTACTGGGGCCATCGCGTCGCCGAACTTGGTCAGGTCATTGCGGATCGCGTTGGTGACTTCACGGATACGGAACGGCAAAGTCCGCTGAGTGATCCCGAAGGCTTCGTTGGCGCGGCCGACGCCGTCAGTGGCGTGCTCCACCCGGTTCAGGACATGGTTGTACGCCTCCTGCTGGGCGATGGACGTGCCCGTGATGTCACGCAGCGCACGCACGTTCGGGAACAGCTGGAGCAGTGCCGCGTTCGATCCGTGGTTCGCCTTCGACCAGGCTTGCGTCCGGTTCGCGATGTCGTTGAGGGTGGCGTTGAGACCCTTCTCCTGCATCTCCTTTCGCACGCTGGCGCTGCTTATGCCAACTTCCTTCATCGCTCCGGCGACCATCTTTGACGGGGCGTCCATCCGCCCGAGCGCCGTAATGACCGACTGCAGCGACGTAGCAGCTTGCGACGAGCTCATGCCGGTCTTCGTCATCGCAGCGATGTTCGCCACGACCTGCGGGAAAGAGACGTGCAGCGCAGCGGCGACACCCTGCACCCGGCCGAGGGAACGGGCCAGCTCGTCGACCGGCATGTGACCTTCGGTGACACCGGCAACGAGCATGTCCGTCGCGGCCTTCGCGGTCAGCCCCGTGCTCGAGTAGGCGTTCATCGAGCCGACGAGAAGCTGCGCAACGTCTTTCGTGTTGCCGAGACCCGTCGCGGCGGCGCGGGCGGTCATAGTCAGCGCATCCATCGCCCGGGAACCTCGCAGGCCACCGGACTCGATGAAGTACAGGGCGTCGGCTAGTTCTTTCGGTGCCCGTGCCGTAGACCCGGACAGGTTCAGCACGTCCACACGGATCTTCTTGAAGTTCTCCCCGGACGAGTCGGTGAGTGCCTGCACCTTGGTCATCTCGCGGGTGTAGTCGGCGCTCATCTTCACGCCCTCGTACACGGCGCCAGCAAAAGCGAGGCCGAGGCCGAGGACGCCGAGCTTGGCGACTTGCAGGTAGCGGCCGAGGCGGCCTGCGTGCTCGCCGAGCAGGCTGTAGGACTCGGCGCCGACCCTGCCGAGCGCCCCCGTCTCAGCGCCTAGCGCCCGCGTCTCAGCGGCAACCTCGGCGACCTTGCGCTTCGCGGGTGCGGTGTCGGCGGTGACCCGGATGACCGCTTCGACACCAGCCGAAGCCCTCATGACGGCTGCGGTCAGCCGCTCACGAAAGCCAGCCATCTCCAGCTTGGGCTTGACCAGAAACTCGCCACCCGCTAGGGCAGTCTTCGCCCTGACTTCCTCCCGGAAGCCCACCATGTCCAACTTCGGCTTGACCAGGAACTCACCACCGGCAGCAGCGGTTTTCGCCCTGACCTCTTGGCGGAACCCCGCCATGTCCAGGTGAGGCTTGACCAGGAACTCGCCAGCGGCAGCGGCCGTCTTGGCGCGCACCTCCTGACGGAAGCCGACCATGTCAAGCTTCGGCTTGACGAGGAACTCGCTGGCAGCGAGGGCCGTCTTAGCTCTGACTTCCTCCCTAAAGCCGGCCATGTCCAGCTTGGGGCGTACGAGGAACTCGCTACCCGCCATAGACGTCTTTGCCCGAACCTCTTCCCGGAATCCGATCATGTCGAGCTTGGGCTTCACGAGGAACTCGCTACCGGCAGCAGCTGTCTTCAGTCGGACTTCCTCCCGGAAACCGGCCATGTCCAGTTTCGGGCGTACGAGAAACTCGCCGCCCGCTGCCGCAGTCTTGGCCCGCACCTCTTCTCTGAAACCCGCCATGTCAAGCCGAGGCTTGACTAGAAACTCGCGGCTGCTACCCGCCATCTCGACGCGTAGCTGCTCCCGGAATCCGGCCATGTCCAGGTGGGGCCGGATTCCCGCCGTCCGGGAAACCTCGGCGACGTCAGCCTTGACCTGCGTTTCAAGGTCAGCCCGGAACCCCGCTAGCTGCGGGCGGATCCTCACGAAGGCCGAAGCCAGCTCGATTCCGGGCACGGCTCGCCTCCCAGAGTCAGAACTGCTCAAGCAGTGCAGCTAACGCTGCAAAGTCCGTAACCGCTTCCTCATCAAGCTCGTCCGGTGATGCCAAAGCGTCATCAAGGTCTTCCCTCGCGGTGGACTCTTGGCCGGCGGCGCGTGCCGCCGTGTCGACCGCGTCCGCCCGGTCAGCGAGCAGCGTGTAGGCGAAGTCGCAGACAGCGGCTCCGCTCATCCGCCGGATTACTTGCGGGCTATGGCCTGCCGCGATGAGCCGGCCACGGACTTCGGCCCAGTTTTCGCCGGCCCAGGTGCAGAGGTCTCGGCCGGCTCCGTAGGGCGCCCGAGCACGTTCCCGGCGATGAACTCCATCACCGGCTGCACTTTCCCCAACGTCAGGGGCCCGTTTGGGTCGGCGAGCATGTCCATGAAGTCTTTGGTCTCGTCCCGGGAGATGGTGGCGCGGAAGAACGGCCCGACCTGCATGAGTCCTTCGCCGTCGTCGTTTTCCCCGGCCTGCGCGGCCTCGTAGAACTTCTGGATGACGCCGAACGGAACGTCTTCGGTGGGTCGGCAGGTCCACCGCCGGCCACCGAGGGTGAAGGTGGCCGACGGTTCGCCGATGTCGTCGTCGTCGAAGTCGGCGTGCGGGGTCTTAGTCATTGGTCAGGGGCTCCTAGACGCCAGCGAGGCTAGGCGGGTAGATGAGCCGGTACGGCTGGACACCCGGCGGCTTGTCGAGGTTGAACGTGACGGCGGTGACCCGCTTGGCGTTGCCCTTGCGGGCAGTCATGGCGACGGTGCCGGTCTGGTAGCACTGGCGGGCGATGAGCCGGCCGAACGGGTCGCCGCCAGCTGCGCCGGTGGTGCCGAGCGCATCCCACCCGATCATGAGGCGGTTGTCGATGTTGACACCCGGTGGCTCCACCCAGATCGAGCCGTCCGGGTTGGTGCCGGTTGTACCGGGCGCGAGTCCTGCGCCGGTGCCGGGGGTGCCGATACCGGCGTTGATGGCGATGAGGGCGTTACGGGCCGTCGCCTCGGCGAACACCCACGCCATCGTCGCGACCATGCCGGTCGTGACGGTGCGCAGCGGGTAGTACTCCTCCTCGACGTCGACGGTGGCGGTCGTCGGGTTCACCGAGAAGGTGGAGCCCTGCTCGGTGTAGCCGACCTGCGCCCAACCGGTGGGCCATGCTCCGGTGATAGCGGTCGGCTCGGCGGTGCCGAGCGGGGCAACGTAAATCGTCCCCGGCCCGACCTTGACGTTGCTAGGTGCGTAGACAGGCATGTGAAGCTCCGATCAAACGGGGGTGGGGAATGGTGCGGGGTCGGGCGGTCAGGCGATGCGACAGGTGAGGACGAGGTCCCCGACCCGGCGGGGCCAGCCGGTGTCAGGGTCGGGAACGTCGGCCCATGTCGACACCTGGGCGTTGAGGGCGACTGTGTTACCTGCCGGGTCGAGCAGCAGGCCGGCGGGCATCCGGTGGCAGGCCGATTCGATGGCGGTGGCGAGGGCGCTGACTGCCGGGTAGTCGCCGAGCGTGCCGCCCCACACTTCGACGGCGACTCGTACGTCGAGGATGGGGGCGTCGCCGGGTTGTACAGCCCCCCCGGAGCGGTAGATGCGGACCAGCGGGAAAACGGGGGCGTCGGGGACGCGGAAGAACACCCGGCCGCCGTGCATCCCTGTCAGGTCGGGGTGGATGCGGAGCCAGGTCCGTAGGGCGGGCATCGCATCGGGGAAGACGGGGGGCATCAGAACCCGTCGACGCCGATGTCGAGAGCTGGCCGCAGCCAGGGTCGCGGTTCGATCTTCGACGTCCCGAGCTCGAGGAACAGGCCGTAGTCGACGTCGGTGCCGGTGTCGGCGTAGATGCTTTCGGCGTCGACTCCTGGGCCGCTGCGGACCGAGTCGTGCAGTTTGCCGAGGTCGTAAGCCGGTGCTTCGCCGGGGGAGCTGGCGACGTGCAGCCGCGACGGGTGACTCTTGCGGTACAGCCGTCCGGTACCGACCCGGTTCAGCAGCGTCTTCGCGGCTGTCTCGACCCCGGCGGCGCGGAGCTCCAGGTCGCGGTCGACCGGGCCCCTGGGTCCGGTGAGGGCTTCCCACCCTGTCTCGTGCCAGATGAAGTCGCTCATGCTCAGACTCCGGTGACTTGTTTGAGGCGGCCGGTGGTGTGCGCGAGACCGAGGCCGCGTCGCTGCCGGGTCCATTCGACGCGGTATGTCTCACCGGTCGTGTCGTCGGTGACTGTGTCGTCGGACCGCAGGTCGGTCGGGTCGGCGGTCAGTGTGAATGTGACCGTGGTCCGTTCACCGGCGGTCAGTGTCTCCATCCCGGACGGGGAGGAGATCACGGCCCGTACGGCAGTGGCGGTGACGGTCGGTGCTGGTGCGGGGTCGTAGCCGTCGCGGGTGGGGTCGGCTGCGACGCGGCGCACCGTGATTGTGGTGACCGCGAACGGGATCATCGGCTACCAGCCGAGGACTTGACGGCGGATGTAAGGCCCGAGGTCGGCGACGATGCCCGCGTCGGTGGCCGCTATCGCCGTGAGGGTGCCGCTGACCGACGTGTCGCCGACGTGGACACTGGTCGCCCCGGCAGGTACGCCGTCGAGGATCACCGGGTGCAGCATGTGCCAGGCGATGCGGGCGAGGGCGCGGCCGAGGGTGACGGGCAGCGTCGCCGCCGTGTACCCGCCGACGTAGACGACGGTGGTCTGGGGTGGGATGGCGCCGCCGAAGCCAGCGACTGTGACCATCGGCGCCGTGAACGAGGTGCCGAGGTGGATGCCGGCGCCTTGGATCAGCACTCCGGCGGATACGGGGCTCATGACGCTTACCAGCGGTGTAGCCGTTGGGTAAACCTTGCCGTCGCGGTAGACCCGCAGCGACTCGCTGTAAGTCGCCTGTCCGAGCGTCCGGTTGCACACGTCTTCGGCGAGGCGGGTCGCGTCAGCGAGGGCTTGGATGATGTCCGCGTCGGCGCTGGTCGTGTCTTTCGTGACCGTCCGGTAGGTGCCGGGCAGCACCAGCGGTGCAGGTGGCGTTCCGACGACGACAGGGGCCATCGGCTACCGGCCGCGTGCCGGGCGACGGACGTCGGCCATCGCCGTCGGGGACGCCGGCACGATTAGTTCAGGCGGGTCGGCAGCGGCCACCTGGGGGAGGTCCGGTGCGGGCGCGGTGGCCTGCTCGACTTCCACGACAGGCGGAGCGTCGACCGGCGCCCCGAGATGCGGCCGGCGTGGGGAGAACACGTCGTCCTCGGTCAGCAGCAGCTCGTGGTTGGCGGGCAGCGGCATGCCGACGGAGACGACAAGCTGGCGGGTGTGCGGGTCGAACAGCCGCTGCGTCGCGACCGGCCCGATGAGGACGGTCGGGTCGGCGGGACCAGGGTAGGGCCAGGTCGCGAGGTTCGGCGGGGCGGTGGGGTTGACGCCCGAAGCACCGTCCTCGTAGTGAATGGGCATCTCCCCCACCGCCTTCCTTGTCAGCCGACCTTGCTCTCGAAAGCCGCGAGCCGGACTTCCAGGTCGCGGTTCTGGGATTCCAGGTCGTGGATGCGTTGCCGTGCGGCACGCCGACGGAAACTGCCTTCGTCCAGCGTGATCAACGTGTGCTCGCGCGCCGTCTTTACGGCGAGGTTCCCCGGCTGGTTGTCCGTCTTGATCCCGTTGACGTGGTGTACCTGGTCATCGGGGTCAAGCCGTCGGCCAAGGGTCTGCTCAACTACCCAACGGTGCTCGAACATCCGGCCGTTGCGGTACGCCGCCGGGTGGTCCGGTTCCCAGATGAGGACGTAACCGTCCTGGTTGATGACAGCCTCACGGCCGTTGTGGAACCGCCCGAGGCCGTTGCGAACCTGCCCGGCTTCTGAGCACCGCTTGGAGCAGTAGTGCCCGCTGCGGGCGACGGCTTCCCCGTGCTTACGGATAACCGAAGTACCGCAAACCAAGCAGATGATGGTGACTCGCCGCCGCCGCTGCCACTCGTCGTAGCACGTCTTCGAGCAGAACCTTCCGACGTTGTTACTCGACAGCGGCCGGAAGGTCTTGTCGCATAGCTCGCATGCCTTGTCCGGGTGCCGCCGTGGTTTGCTGCCTAGCTTGCTCCGACAGGACTCGGAGCAGAAGAAGCGGCCAGTCCTGTTGCGATTGATCGTCGCCTGCGAGCGCATTACCGACGCGCCGCATGCTGCACACTCCCGAACCTCTTGCCTGTTCCGCATTCCGTTGTCCTCTCCCGGTAGCACCCTGCTTGCAATGCTACCGGGAGAGGAACGCCAGCGCCAGGTTAGACCGCTTGATCCACGAAGAGGTCTGGCCTGGGTACTGCTAGCCCGAGCCGCTCTTCTCCCTGGATTAGTACCTGGTTCAGCACCGGGTAGTTGGCGTGCTGCGGGTACACCTGGACGTTGACCTCTTCACGGTCGAAGATGATCGCGCCCATCCCGAAGTCGCCGACGAGGCAGCGGCCACGCGGGTAGACGCGGGACCGCTTCACCGGCAACCCCCACACGGTCAGGCTCTGGCCCAACGCGGTGCTGAACGGGGCGCCGGCGTCGAGGACACCCGAGGTTGAGGCACGACGGGTGAACATCGCCCAGGCATCAAGCGGGTTCATCACGACTGCGTCGGCCTGGCCGTCCGACATCTCCACGGTGGCGAGGCCGTTGGCGATCGACAGGACCGGGTCACCGGCTGTTGCCGTACCAGTCTGCACACCCGGCTGGTTGCGGATGCCCAGGATGTCGGGCCAGACGCCGAGCCCTGCGAGGATCTCGGCGTCTTCGCGGATCTGCACCAGGTATGGCAGCCGCCCGTTGATGTAGTCGATCACGGTGGGTGCGTCGGCCATCAACTGCTTGGACACGGTGATGTTGCCGGCGAGGACGGTGATGTTCGCGATGGCGCCAGCGAATGCGATGCTGACTTCGGGCTTGACTCCACCTTCAGGGACGGAGGTGACGCCACCCTCGAGGTTGACCGGGTTCAGCTCCCGCACGTAGGGGATCTGCGCGAGAGTGGTCCGCTGCACGGGGATCAGGTCCCGCATGAACAGGCGGGTCCGGCGCGGCGCCGGGACGATCGGCTGGGCGACTGGCAGCAGCGTGCTGACGCCGGTACCTGCCACGTTGCCGGGGCCACCGGGGCCGAACTCGAAGACGGGTGCGCGAATGCCGGCCCTGAGCGTGACGATGGGGCTGGCGCCGGCGGCGCCGCGCTCCATCCAGCTGGCGAACTCGCTGTCCTCGACGACAAGGTCACCTGCGGAGCGGGTATCGCCGCCCGGGATGTACAGGGTGCCGGCGGTGGGGCCGGTGCGGTCCGCTTCCCGCTCTTGTAGGGCGAGGGCGATGGTCAGCTCGGTGTCGAGGGTGTTGACCTCGGACACGAGCGTGCGCATGCGGCCGTTGGCGTCGTCGGAGCGCTCACCGGCGGACAGTTCGGTCAGGTCGCCGCGAAGTTCGCGGAGCCGGCCGCGCAGCTCATCGGGGCTGCGCTCCAGGGTGGGGGTTGTCATGGCTGTGCCTTTCGCGTCGTAGGGGGTTGCCCGACGGCCGGGAGCAATCGGCAGCGACGCGTGGGCGAGGGTGGTGCGGTTCAGGAAGTGACGGGAAGCCCGCCGGTGTGCCCGGCGTGGTGATGCCAGCGCCAGGTGCGTTCGGGTGCGTGGACGAAGCGGTAGCCCGCGTCTAGGAGCCGGATCAAGACGCCCCAGTCTTCGCGGGCCGGGTCCGGCCAGTCGGTGGTGCCGGGGGTCGGGAACCCGCCGACGGCGCGTAGAGCGGCCGTGCGGACGAGTGTGGTGACGGGTATGAAGTTCCCGGCGGTCCGCAGGTGGTGTTCCTGCTCGGGGCCGAACGGGACACCGAACGGGCTGACCCATTGCCCGCCGCGGGCGACGGCGAGGGGGTCCCGGTCGTGCGGGGTGACACCCTGTTCGTCGACCATCACGAAGTAGGGGTAGACCAGGTCGGCCCCGGTAGCCGCTGCGGTGGACAGGCAGACGTCGAGATGACCTGGCAACAGTTCGTCGTCGTCGTCGAGCCACGCAACCCAGTCGGTCGTGACTCGTTCGAGGGCCCGGTTGCGGGTCGGTCCGGCGCCGGTCCGGTCGGGGTCGGATTCCACGACGACGTAATCGGGGCGGCGGGTCTGCGTATCGATGCTGAGCAGTGCCCGGTCGAGGAGCTGCTCACGGCCTGGGATCGTCGCGATGGCGACAGTGACGGTGGCCGTCTCGGCGGTCCAGGCGATCGCGTTGAGCCATTGGGTGGCGTCGGCGCGGGACGTGAACGTGGGGGCGGTCATCAGAGCGCTTGCGCGAACGCGACGCCGCGGGGGGTCGGCAGGAAGATCGGGCGGAGCAGACCGCGGGCCGCAAGGGCTTCCACGGCTTCGGCGACTATCCGGTGGTGAGGTGCCGTGTCGTGGAACCCGACGATCGTGCCGCGGACCAGATGCGGGTACAGGTGCTCGAATTCGGGGCCACGTAGGTGCGTAAGGCTGTCGAAGAAGGCGAACCCGACGGGGCTGTCGGGGGTGTAGTCCAAGCTGGCCGTCTGCCTGACCTCCACCGGCAGCCCGGCGCATCGTTCCCGTGCTACAGCAACCCGCTGACCGTCGATCTCTAGGCTGACGCACCGGCCGTGACCGTTGCGGATCAGCGCGGCGCCGATGTGCCGGGTGGTGTAGCCGTAGCAGGTACCGGTCTCGACGACTAGATCGGGTTGCAGGGCACGGACGAACGCGCCGACGAGCTCCGACACTTCGCGTTCGGTGCTGTCAGTGTCCGGGGAGTGCCACCATTCGGGGTGGGGGCAACGTTCGGTGGCTGCCGTGAAGGTCGACTCGGCGGGCATCGGGTCAAACCGCCTGGCGGTGCTGGCAGTTGCAGACCTGCGACCCGTCGCAGTCCTCGTGCTCTCGGCGGCGGCAAGGCTGGCAGATCATGCGGCTCGGCTCCCGGTGAGGGTGAAGTTCCAGGCGTCGGCCCAGCGGCCGGCGTGACGTTCGTAGGTCTGCCCCGCCATCACCAGCCGTCCCCGGGCGGCCAGCTCGGCACGGCGGTCCGGTTCGCGCAGCAGGCGGGTCAGCAGGCGTTGCCACCGGCCGGGATGCGCGGCGAGCAGACCGACGCCGAGGTCGTGGAGCCGGCGGTTGTCCGCGGTCGGGGAAGCGACGACGGGGACACCCAGCGCGGCGAACTCGCCCATCTTCAGCGCAGACTTCGCTTCGTTGAACGGGGTGGCGGCCAGCGGGACGATCCCGACCTCGAAGCGGGACATCTCGTGGGGGTAGTCGGCGAACGGTACCCAGCCGGTCGAGGCAGGGTCGCTGTCGAGGCCGAGTGCGTCGGCTACCCGATGGCCGGTGCCGACGACGCGGACCGTGGCGCCTGTGGTGTCGAGCGCCCCGCGGACAGCGAGGCGGGTGACTTCGAGGTCGCCTGGGTGGGTGTCGACACTGCCGGTCCAGCCGACAGTGTGAAGCAGCGTGTCGGCTTGGACTGTCAGGTAACGCTCGGGGACCAGGTTTGGCAGCACCTGTACCCGTCCGTGCCGGCCGTACCGGCGGGCGAGCGCGGGGGTGGTGACGGTGACAAGGTCGGCGAGGTCACAAGCCCAGGCCAGGTGGTCCCAGTTGTGGTCCGGGTTGGTCCGCGGGTCGTAGCCCCGGCGTGCGATGTTGCCGCGGGGGATGGCCGCGAAGTCGTCGTCGACGTCTACCACAACCCGGGTGCCGTGCGCCTGCAGGTAGGGGATGAGGTCGGCCCAGTGCCGGCGGCCCGGGCGTTGCAGTACGACGATGTCGGCGTCAGGTGGTCGGCAGCCGAGGATGCGGGCGTCGAGCGGGGCGGTGTCACCCGTCCATTGCCGGTCCCACATGCAGGTCGGGCCTTTGGTGTCGACGGTGACGTCGGCGCCTTGGGCTGCGAGGGCCTGAGCGGGCCAGCGCATCCGGTACCAGCCGGATGCACCGTCCTGGTCGGCGGGCCACACGCGGACGGTGGTCACGCCACCGCCAGAGGGGTTAGAGGCTGGCTAGCCTGTCCTGGTACTCGAGCCAGTTCCGGTCCTCCGGGGACAGGCAAGCCCGCTCGTAGGCGTCCTCGTAACGCTTGCGTGCCGCCTGGTAGTCCGCCATCGTCGCGCCGGCCTGTGCACCGGCTTCGGCGGCTTGACGTACCCGCTCGCGGTGCTTGCACCACAGCCACACACCGAAAGCGACCGCGGCGAACACCAGCCCCAGGATCGGATGAACCACCGTCAGGATGATCCACAGCAGGAACGCGGCGCCATACTCGCTGCGGCGCTTCTGCCGGCGCTGCTCCGCCACCTCGGCGGGGGTAAGTGCCCGGCCGGGACCGCGACGCCCTCCGCTGACCCGGCCGCTGACCCAGACTCCGGGCAGAACCCGCACACCTAGCCGCATCGTCGGCTCCTTTACGTGGAGCCAGCAGCGTACTCCCGGTACCTACCGGAAGAACAGGGGGTGTCAACGGCTTGGGCCGCCGAGTGCAGACCGTAGTAGATGCGAATGCAGCTCCATCGCCATCTGCTCGGCGGCGGTGGGGCTGTACCCGCGTTCGGTGCACTGGGCGCGGTAGCCGTCGACTGCGTCGAGGAGACCCCCGAGGCGCCGACAGCATCTCCATCGACTGCTCTGCGGCCTTGGTGTGGTCGAACGGCTGGGCGCTCACCGGCCACGCGCTGTCGCGGTTGCGACCGCAGCGGCCACGTCGTACTCCAGACCGTCGTCGGCACTGCGGGTGCTGATCGTCACGCCGAGCCGTTTCGCTGCCGCTGCAATGTTCGCCTTCACCTTGACGAGCTGCTCGGCGGTGTACTTACCGGCGTTGTCCGCCTGCGCGATGTACGCCCAGGCGGCCCGGACGTGAGCCTGAGTGTCCAGGGGGTAGCGGGCTTTGCCGTCCGTCTGGTAGCCAGGGTCAGCGTACTGCCCTGTCGCGGACGGGGTATGCGCCGCCTCAGCAGCACGCTCCGTGCCGTCGGCCGGGCCCTCGTCAGCGTCGGGGACGCCGAGCGCGTCGAGCAGCTCATCCACGGTCACGTCAGCCGCGCCGACAAGAGCGATGCCTTGCTGCACCTCGGGTGGCAGCTGGGACGTGTCAACCGAGGCGAAGGCGTCCATGGCGGCGTCGATAGCTGCGTCGACCGCTTGGGCGAGCATGCCGGGGTCACTGTCGTCGTCGGAACCGTCGTCGGCCGTGCCATCGTCAGGGTTGACTGCTCCGTCGACGCTGACCTGCCCGTCGTCCGCCACGGTGATCGTCGTCGCCCGCTCAGCGACGGTGATCGACTCACGGGCCGGCGGTGGGCCAGCGAGGCGCAGCATCTCCCGCGCCTCCACAGCCGAGATCACCTGGTCGTCGACCAGCCGGGCGATCGTCGCCGCCTCCTCGGAACGGACACCGAGCACCGACGCGCCAGGGATCGAACCGACAGTCACCGGGCTGATCTCCGGCATCCGGGCCTTCGTGAACCGGACGTTGCCTCGTTCCCCGTTGGGATGCGGCACCGCCTCAGCCTGGTCGAACCCGAAGCTGACGTCGGTGATCGTCCCGCTTTCCATCTGCGTGAACGCCCGGTGCGCTGTCGGGACTGCGGTGAAGTCGTCAAACTGGAGGACGAACTCGTGGGCGCGGGCGCCTTGCTGCCAGCTGACGGCACGGCCGATGGGTTCGGCCCGCTGATGCTGCCAGCAGGCGACGGGCAGCCGGACGGTGAGAGCTTCGGTGAAGGCGTCGCGGGCGAAGTCGGTGTGGTAGGTGTCGAGGACTTCCCACGGGACGGTGACGAGGGCTTGGCGTTTGCTGGCGTCGACGTCACGGACACCGCCGTCAGGGGCGACTCGATAGTCCATCGACGGGCTCCTTAGGTGGCGGGTAGGTAGATCGCGGCGCAGCGGCACAAGTCGACTTCGTCGGGGTTGCCAGCCGGGTCGCCCGGGTACTGCAACAAGTCGTCGCCGACCGTGAACGGCTCACCCAACGGCTGGGTCTGTGAATGGGCAAGGACGTGCATCGGCCGGGTCCGGTCGTCCAGCACGGCATCCCACTGCTTAACGTAGCTGGCGGGGGCCGGCAGCCCGCCGGCTACGGCATGGGAGGCGGCGTTGAGCGCGCCGAACACTTCACCGCGGGCCAGCAGCGCGACGTAGGTGTCGTGGGCGAACACGCCTGCCACCCGGGCGGACAGCTCGTCGAGGGTTTCGCCGGCTGCGGCACCGTCGGCGATCGCACCCGCCAACGCCTGTTCGGTGCCGCCGTTGACCCGGGCTGCAAGGCTTCCTGCCCGGTCGAGCAGCAGGTTGGTCACGTCCGTCGTCCACGCCCCGTCAGCTTCCAACGTCGCCCCGGTAGATGAGGCGACGCGGGTCGCCGCAACGGTCTGCAACGCGGCGTACAAGGGCCGCAGGGCGTCGGTGAGTTTCGCCGTCCAGAACGGGCCGTCGAACACGTGGGCGGCGGACACCAGCGGGTAGGCGTCGCCCGCTGCCCGGAGCATCTGCCGTCCCCGCCGCCCGGTGAGCCGTGACGTGGTGGCCCGGGCCTGGGCGGCGAACGTGTCCCGCAAGACCTGTTCGGCTTGGGGGACGAACAGGGCGACGTCGGCGTCGATCTGCCGGCGCCCAGCGAGCCTGCGGGCGTCTGCGGTTGTGGCGTGCCCCGACGGAACAGGGACGTGGGCGCCGCCGGCGTGCCGGGTTTCGGCCTGCCGCGTCTTGCGTCGGCTGGCGGTCAGGGCGTCGGTGTGGGCTTTGGCGCCGAAGCCTTGCCCGCACGACGCGCAGGTTCTCGTCCCACGGCCTCGGGAGCGAAACAGGTGCGGACCACCGGGGATCGGGCCCTTGGGTAGCAGCAGCCCCGCGCTGCCCGTCTCAAGGACGGGTTCGCGGACCCCGGCGTCTTCGGCGCTGCGGTGCGTCCGGTGCGTCCGGTGCGTCCGGTGCGTCCGGTGCGTCCGGTGTACCCGAGGGGCGTGGGAGTGGTGCGTCCTCGGGTGATGGCCGTGGGAGTGGTGCGTATGCGCATGCAGGCCATGGGAGTGGTGAGCGTGGGTGTGATGGCCGTGCGAATGATGGGCGTGACGTCCCTTCACCCGGTGGGCGCCCTTCACCCGGTGCGCCTTCGTCGCTACCTTCAACGCCGCCAAAGTCGCCTTGTCGACGGCACCCGTCACCTTCAGCCCGTGGGTCCGCTGGAACGCCTGCACAGCCGAATGGGTCAACGGCCCGAACCGGCCGTCGGCTGCCAGCTTGTGTCCGTACAAGTCGACGACGCCGAGCTTGGCCAGCCGGCGCTGAATCGACTTGACAGCTGCGTGCTGCGCCCTGCCTGCCGGGGTCGACGTCGAATAGCCGGCGCCTTCACCTAACGCGAACTGGCCGCCACCGGACTGGCCGGCTGGGACCCGCGGATGCTTCGCCGGATCCCACCGCTGCCCTTCGAGTTCGGCGGCACGCTTCATTCCCGCGCTCCCTGATGACCCTGGTGTGTCGTCGACTGCCGGCTCCGGGACCTTCTCGGTGGTGGCGTCAGTCGGCGGGGTTGCGGGTAGCCCCAGGTCGATTCGGACCTCGGACGCCTCGACGATCCCGGCGGCGACGAGTGCCGACGGGGTGTCCTTGTTGAAGATCGGGGCCCGCAATGCGGCGACAGCACTCAGGTCGAACCAGCCGACCTCGATGCCTAGCCTTGGGGACAGGGTGACGTTCACCGCGTCTTGGAACTCGTGGACGAGCGGCAGGATGGTGCCGGTCCAGAAGTTGCGGTGCTCCTGGTCGGCGTTGGCGTAGGTCCGTTGGCTGGCGTCGCCGAGGAGACTGACCGGGACACCCCAGGCGATGCACACGTCGGTTTTGACTTCTTTGAGCAGCTGCAGCAGCTGGGCGTCGTTGGCGGTCTGCCCGAGGGGGACGACCTGCACCGACTGGACGTGGGCGCCTTCGACGTTTTCCATCTCGGCGAACGCGGTCCGGCCGGCGTTGTCGTAGCCGGTCATCTCGGCGAGGAACTGGTCTTGGAAGCCGCGGCGCATGTCCGTCTCGGCGAACGGCGGGGTAACGACGAGGTGGCTGGCGGTCATGTTGTTGCGCATGAACGCCCACATGTACCGGTCCATCGCCACCGCAACCGACAGCGGCAGGGCGGCGGCACGGAGCACGCTTTCAGGCTGCCGCCAGTCGTCCTGCGACGGCCGCCAGCAGTAGCACACCTGGTCGGCCCGCAGGTCACGCCGTGTCGTGCCGGAGCCGTAGACGTAGCCGTCGAACCACTGACCCGGCTTACCGGACGGCTTGGGCTTGAGTAGCCGGCCGGGGATCGGCCACAGCGCAACGACGTCCCGCTGCCCGTTGCGGTCCGGCTTGGTCAGTTCGGTTTCCCACGACCAGCGGCCGGTGAGCAGGTACTGCAGGATGCTCCAGGTCCAGAACTGGCGGGGGCTGACTGATGGTGCGGGACCGCCAGGTGGCGGGCCTAACAGCCGTGCCAGCGGGGCGTCAGGGTTCCATTTGCCGGGGTTGGACGGGTCGGGTCCGGCGCGGAACGCGAGCCCGGCGATGGTCTGGGCGATGGTCCGGGCGCACCGGTAGCTGTAGATGTGGCCGTAGTAGCCGACTTGGACGGCTTGGCCGGCGTCCCATTCGGGGGCCATGGCCCGGCCGGGAGCGGCGTAGGACGTGGTGGCGGTCGCTGCGGCCGGTCCTGTCCCTGCGGGTAGGGCGACCTGGCTGGCGGCGCGGGTCCCGGCGGTGAGTCGGGTGAGGAGTCCCACTCTCACCCCTCGCGGTCAGGTCAGTCGGTGGGGTGGCGGTGCCGGGCGACGTTGCCAGTGAAGCGGGCGAGCTCGTCGACGCTCATGCGGGCTACCAGCCGGGGGACGAAGTGCAGGGTGGCGAACACGCCGAGAGCCCAGCCGGCTAGGAGCGTGACGGCGAGCCACAGGAAGATCACTGAGTGGGCTCCCTCTAGCGTGCTCGTCCAGCGTGGGTGATCCGGGCGCCCGGCTTCTTCATCAGCGTCCGTACTGCCCAGACCATCGCGTCGAGCCGGTCAGGGCTCGACCGCAAGTCCGGGGTCCACGAGCACATTTCATCCTCGAGGTGGGGGAACGGTGCGCCGACGTGATGCACCAGCCCACGTTCATAGAGGGCTGACACCGGCTCGGCGCGGACCTGCTTACCCTGCCCCGGGTTCGCGTTCACCGGCGTGTACGCCACCAGCGGGTCGATGCCGCGCAGTACGTGGCCGACCATCTCCGCACCGAAGTTGGTCTCGGCGACGATCCGGTCCGCCCCGTGATGGTGATAGGCGCCGATTGCGGCAGTCCCCCACTGCTGCGGGGTGCCGCGCAAGCTCACATCGTCGAGGATGTAAAACTCGCCGTCGACTCCCAGGCCGACGACGACGATGCCTGTCTCGTCGCTGCCTGCTTTCGACGAGCCTGCCGGGTCGACTCCGACGATGACCCGCTTCAGCTCCGGTGCGACAGCCACTCTGGCCGCGTCGATCAGGGCCAGGGTGAACAGGGCGCCTTCGACGTCCTTGAGCAGTTCACCGGACAGCTCCTGCCGGCCGAGACGCGTCCCTGCCGACTTCATCATCGAGTCGTAGGCACCCGGGTCGATGTGCTCCCGGTTGTCCGACGTCAGCAGCAGCGAGCAGGGAACGTCCGGGTCTTCCAGCAGCCGTTTCACCAGCACCCGTGCCGGCTGCGCCGACTTCGGGGTACCGGTCGCGATGATCCGCGCCGGGTATTCGGTCACTGCGTAGTGCAGCGACTCATCCCACGCGGTTTCCCACTGTCGCCACAAGCCGATCTCGTCGCACCAGGCACCACGCAGCCGCTTGCCCTGGACACGTAAAGCTCCGTCGTCGGCGCCGTCGACGTAGACGACGCTGCCGTTCTTCAGCTTCAGGATGCCGGTCGACACATGCCATGCGTCGACATGGGGACCGTTCATCCCACCTAAGGCTCGGATGAGCCCCGACTTGCGGCCGGAGATGCACACGTCGCGGGCGTCGCCGAAGGTGGGGGCGAGGACCGCCCAGTCCCCCGGCTCGTGGCTGAGGATCTGCTCGGCGAAGTAGTTGCTGCCCGTCCACGTCTTCCCCGAGTCACGGCCACCGCGGACGTACCAGATGCGCCACGGACCGTCCGGCGGTATCTGCCCGGGTCGTGCGGTTTCCCGCCACTCAGGCCGGGCGAAGTGTGCCCGCAGGCGTTCGACGTCAGCCGTCAGCGCCCGGAGCTTCACCAGCCGTTCCAGTCGCACTTCGGCTAGCGAGTCGGTCATGCTCGGCTGACAGCCTTTCGATCTCGGCGTCGAGGTCGCTGATCGACGGCATCACCCGGATTGAGGTCGGCGCATCCAAGCCTAGAAGTTTCGCTCGCCGTTCCATCACCTTCAGGATGCGGTCCATCGCCATCAGCGTCGGCCCGTCATCCACCAGCGGTACCCCGTCGAGTTTCACCACATGGCCCTGGGAGTGGGCGTAGTGCAGACGGTCCATTACCTGCCAGGCACGGTCCAGCAACGCGTTCAGCCGCTCCACCTCAAGGGCCCGTAGCTCATCGCCGGCTTCCTGCACGGTGGCGACGAGGGCACGCTGGACGGCCTGGCGGGCGTGGGACTTGTCTGCGTAGCCGAGCTCTGAAGCGACCCGCTCATAGGTCTTGCCTTCGGCGCGAAGCCGGGCGGCGGAAGCGTCGCGCTCAGCGGTATGGATTTTCCGCTCGTAGTTACGTCCGGGCATCAGGTGTATCCGCCTTGACGTGGACCGGGTCAGCGTAGTGCGCTCGCGCATAAGCGATGCCGGCAGCGATGTTCACCTCGATGTCGGAGGGCTCCTGAGTCGCGTCGTTCTCCGAGGTCGGCATGTCGTCCACGTCGGCGCCTTTCATCCGTTGCAGAGCCGTAGGTGGAGGCGCATCACATACCGGTCGAACCCGCCGCCGTCGAGCCAGGCGTGGCGGAAGGTGATGATCTGGTGGCAGTAGCAGCAGGTAACCAGGGCGACGTACACCTTCACCTAGTCCGGCCACTCGGCGTAGTAGCAGCGCAGCGCGTCGTCGTGAGCGCCGATGCGGTAAACAACCGAGCGGTTCGCTGCGTCTATGCGGAGTACGTCACCATCTACGCTGACCCCTTTGCCGGGTGCGTAACGCAGCATCCGCAGCAGCTCATCTGAGATGCAGATCTTCGGGTCGGCGCGGTCGATGTACACGTCGCCGTCTCGGATCGAGCACAACAGATCGCCATAATCGCTCACGGCGTCGCGTTGCTGGTCGCTTCGATCTCCAGCCCGAACCGGATCAGGTCGTCGTCGGTGAGCGGCGGCCCGGTCGGGACTGGCCGTGCCTGCCAGTGACGGGTCGGGACGAAAGCGACGATCTTGTCGCGGACGTCGGTGGGCGCCGGCCGGTTGACCCGCTTACCGCACTTCGGGCAGGTAAAGGAGAAGAACGATTGGTCGAGGTCGTCGTCGCAGACCATCAGCCGCATCATGTCGGACCGGACGAGCACGTTGCCGCAATCAGGGCAGGTGGTGTGGATCGGGACGGTGGCGAGTGGCATCGCTGCCCTCCCGTGGTTAGTCCGCACTCACTGTCACTAGGCCCGTGGCGATCGCCACGGTGAGGCATGGAGCGCAGACCGGATGCCCACCACACTCGCCATCAGGGCAATAACGGGATGTCGCGACCTCGGTGGCTATAACCGTGCAGACGGCCAGGAACTGAGCCGACGCGGGCTCTCTCGGGTCCTGCGTGACGCACTTGATCTCGGCCGCGTCTTGTGCATCCTCGACCCGGGGTGCGACGGAAGGGAATGCGATGTCAGCCATCGGCGCAGGTCATGCGGCCACGTCCTCTCGTCGTTCGAGAGCTGCCATAACGGCGATGTGAGAGGTGGGCCCGCGTCAGCGCTTCCGGGTTCCGGGCACGCGAGGGGCGCTCAAATCTTGCACAGACTTTCCCGTCCACGTCAAGCGGCCCCGCTAACCGTGTCGCGTTCGGCCCTGAGCCGGTCGGCGACGTCGCGACTGGACCACTGCAACGGCTGCCCCTCACGGCGCCGAGTAGCAACCTGAGCGCGGGCTGCCCAGGAGTCGAGAGTGGCGCGCCTGATGCGTGGCAAGCGGTGGGCGTCGGTCCAGTCGCAGAGCTGCTCCCACGTCAGCCAGGTCCGTGGCTGCCCGAGGCGCTTGACGGCCGCGAACTCGCCCTCCTCGCCGCAGGTGTCGCAAGTGACCCACTCGGGATCAGGAACCATGCCGTTCAGGTCGGGGGTGGACGGCGCGACGTAGGCGAGCCACGTGCCGCCACAGGGGCAGGGGACGGTCGTGCTGATCCATCGCTCGGGCCGCGGGTGCAGCAGCCCGTACGCCCGCCTGGTCATCGCCAGCACCTCGAGGGCCAGCTCGTCGGCCCACGGCTGCGCGAGGCACCAGTCGAGCTGGATGGCGAGCCAGGCACACAGGACGGGGACGGTGACGACGGGTGGTAGGCGGAAGTCGCGCTCATCGGCGACCATGCGGACCCACGCGGCCAGCTGCGCCTCGATGAGCGTGCGGTGCTCGGTGGCGGCCGGGTCGATGACGAGCCGCTCGCTGGCGAGGCTGCCGATCGCTGAACGGTGCCCGGCGCTGGCGGTCAGGGCACGGGTGGCGGCCAGGCGGGAGAGTGCTGCGTGGTAGCCGGGCAGCCGCGCCGGACCGGCCACGTCCCCGGCGATGGCCGCGGTGATCTCGCCAGTGTGACCAGAGCACAGCAGGGGGGCGCCTGGGCGGGGGCGGTCAGGGTCGTCCTTGTGCGGCAGGGGGCAGCAGGCTGGCGACGGTTCGTTCATGGGCCGAGCACCACGCTGAGCGCGTCCTGCCAGCGCCACGCCGCCCAACCGGCGGCCACAGCACCCGCAAGACTGGCGATGACGACACGGCTGATGACGTGGTAGGTGTGCCTCATGTGGCGTCGCCGTCGAATCCGTAGGCGACACCATCACGGCCGTCGACTTCCCACGACACCCGCAGCGGACGGCCGTCCCGGTCGACCTGCACGTTGACCGTCAGCCCGCCGATGTCCATCCACCAGGAGCCGGTGCCCATCTGCTCGACGTGGAGCCACGAGCCGACCACCAGCTCGTCGAACTCGTTGGGACCGAAGTCCGACGCGTCGATACCGATTGCCTCGCCGTACATGCCGCCGGGGAACATGCCGCCGCGCCGTGTCAGCCGGTGTGCCTGCAGCCTCCACCGGCCACCGGCACGACGGGCGTACTTGACGGGCTTCTCCCTCACGGCTTGGCCTCCCACAGTGAGCAGGAGAACGCACGCGGGGTCTGCAGACTGCCGTAACCCACATCGCCAAGCACAACACATGGGCGGTCCTCGGGCACGTCTCCTTCGAAGTTCTCGGACAGAATCGCATTGCATGGGCGACGCCCGATGTATTCCCAGTCCTGCTCCCAGTGCTGGCAGGTGCCGCAGTTGCGCTCGCGCTCGTCGGTCACTGGTCCTCCCCCTGGATCGCGTGAACTAGGGCACGCAGGGCGGCAGCGACGGAGAGGGTCGCCTGAGTCTGACGCCCCGGCGGCCACTCCGTACGTGAGTCTGCGGCGTTCCGTGCATGCAACTCGCTGGCCTTCAATGCTTGCGCGATCAAGGCATCCCGGGTCACTGGTCCTCCCGGGTCAGAGCGGCAGCGACAGCGCGGACTGTGGCGCAGGGGTACCACTTGCCGCCGCAACACTGACTCTCAAGTAGGTGCTCGTCGAGGATGGCGCGGAAGGCGGCCAGGTAGCCGCGCTCGCGATCAATCCAGGTCGGGGCTCGTATGCCGCGGGCTGCCCAGTTATCGCAACCGTGCAGCCGCCGGTCGATCACGGCTCGGAGCACGTCAGGCGCAGGGACGGTCATGACTCGCCCCCAAGGCTCTCGTACAACTCCCAAAGGCCCATCCCTGAGGTGTAGTCCCACACGGTGACACCGTCGGGGCCGACGATGCTGACCGAGGACAAGGCGCCTTCATCCTCACCGGACATCAGGAACCCGGCTGCTTCCTGCAGTGAGTCGCACTTCTCGTCGTAGTCCACGAAGTACCGCTTGTAGTGAGCGGTCCACGTCTGCCGACGGCCCTGGTCATCGACGACAACCGTTCTCCTGCTTTGTGGCTTCACTGCTCCCTGACGCGCCCGTTCCTCGTCGCGGCCTTCCTGGCGCAGTGCCTCGTCCCGCTCGGGGGACAGGACCACAGCCAGGGCCACTTCCATGATCGCCGTGACGTTTCCTCCGACGTGGGCCTCCCCGGCAACCATTCATGCTCGCGGACGACCTTGGCTGCCAGCATGTCCAACGGCAGCGCCTCGTCTGGTGTCTCGTCCCTCCCGGTGCTCATACCGGCATCCACTTCCCTTCGCGGAAGAAGCCGTGTGTGCCGCAGGCATGGCACAGAATCGACGGCGAGATCGTCAGCGGCTCTTGCTGCTCCAGGGTCCAGCCACCGGGACCGCCGAGAGGCAGTCGACCGGGGATGTGGTCGAACTCCGAGTCGACGCAGTTGTGTCGCCACAGGAAGTGCGTGCCGTCGTCCGAGAGCGTGCAGTGCGGGGTCTCGTCGCTCCCGGTGGAGGGCGCACCCGACGTCACGAGGACACCGACTTGCCGCTGCCAGTGCAAACGGGGCAAGTGATGGGAAAGACGAGCCCAACGACGACGGCGAGGTCACTGCCGGGCGGCAGGTTCTCCCACGACGTCCAGGACTCGCCGTCGTCGCTGTTGGCGATCTGGCCGCAGCCGTCGCAGCGCATGCATCGCTTGCTCATCGCTGCTCCTTGGTGTCGGTCACTGGTCGGCCAGGTAGCCGCATCGACGTCAGATGCCAGCCTTTGCAGGTAGGGCAGCGGTACGCCCGCCGCTCGTCTTTCGGTCGGGTTTCGTGCCGGCCGTGCCCGTTGGCAAGTCCAGCTAGTGCGAGTTGGGCGCCGATCCGGTCGCGGTACCGCACCTTGCGGCAGGGGGCTCGCCTCATGCGGGCTCCTCAAGTCGGTGGGCGACGGTGGCGATGGTGCGGGACGGATGCGGGAGGGTCATGCGGACTCCTCGAGCAGCTGGGCTACGGCGTCGTCGGCAGCGGCAGCACGATGGTCGGTCATGCGGACTTCCTACGCTGGGCGGCGTAGGACCGCGCCGAGTGCAGATCAACGGCTCGACGGCCACTCCGCGTCGTGCACCACGTGCCAGCCGCAGCCTGGCATTCTGCGCACAGTTCGGCGAGAAGAGCCGAGCGCCAGGCGGCGGCGACTTTGTGTGTTCTCATGCGGGCATCGTCCCGAACTTGCCGATGATGGTCCGAATCCGAGCTGCGGACTGTCGAACGGTGTCCGGGTCTGCGGGGGCTGCCGCCGCGATCGCTCGCTGCTCGCGAGCGGCCAGCCTTGCGCGCTCATTGGCAAGCGGGGTCGCGAGCCGGCGGATCATGGCGGGCATCAGGAAGTCGGTCGAGTCCCGGTAGTGCAAGTGGATTGCCTCGATGCAGTCGTCGAGGCGTAGCCCGCCGAGCGCTCTCGCCCAAGATCGTGCGGCGGCGCCCGTGTCGTCGGGCTTGCGGTTGTCGTAGCTGGCCGCGAGGGCCAGGAGCCGGGCAGCGTCGCCGGGCGCGAGATCGGTCATCGGGTTGCTCCTGCATCGAGAGACTGGGCGAGGGCGAGGTGAGCGGAGACGTTCGACGGACGTGCGGTGGCCGTCGGTGGGCCTTGGGCGACTTCGTGGACGACGGACGGCAGGGCAGATGGGTTGAGCCGTCTGTCGTGCCAGCGGGCGAGCCCGGCTCGGACGGTGTCGTAGGGCTGGCCTTCAGCGAGTAGTTCGCCGACTTGTTTAGCAACCTGGCCTTTGACGCGGTCGGGTGGTTTTGCATTGCCGCAGGCGTCGATCCATTCGCCGAGAAGGGTGGCGGCGGTTTCGCCGGAGCGCTCCGCACTCCTACTCCCACTCCTACTCCCCTCCTCTACTACTCCTACTACAGGGGTGTGTTGTGGCGGAACGTCCACGGAAGGCTCACTGCGCTGTTCGTGTGTTGACACTCCATGCAGGTCACGGGCACAAGCGGGTAGTTTCGACCCCTGCGGCCGGTTCGGGTGCTGGTGTTCGTCGAAGTTAACGACGTGAAGCCACACGCGGCCTTCAGCTTCGTACCTGCACACCACGCCGACACGCTCAAGGTGCTCTACGTGTGCGCTCACTGTTGACGCAGTGACGTCATCGTCCAGCGGGTAAAGAGCCGCCTTGATGAGCCTCGGGTCCGCCTTGCCACGACCCTCGTCGTCGCAGTAGGTCCACAGTCCAGCGAAGGTCCAGCGGGCCTCGATCGGCACCTGCGCCAGCGTCTCGGACGTGAACGTGTCGGGCTTAATTGATCTTATCCGTGCCACTAGCCCGCTGCCCTTGCGGCTGTCCGAGCGCGTTGCCGAGCGTTTGTGCACTGGCGGCAATGTCGACTACCGGAGGGGTGACGGTAGGTGTTGGCCTCGGTGAATTCGTGACCACTGACGCAGTGAGTCTGCCGCGCCCAGTACTGCCCGACGTTCCCCCGGCGCAGGTTCTCGCCATGGGTAACCGGCTCAAGGTGGGTTGGTTCGCAACAGGCGCGGATGCGGCACAGGTGGTCCAGGTCGAGTCCGACAGGAACAGGGCCGACCAGCGCCTCGTAGTAGACGCGGTGTGCCGCTCGCACCTTGCCGGCGCCGTCCTGCACCTGTCCGTAGCCGTTGCGCATCTTCGATCCCTGCCAGAGCAGGCATCCGTGGTCGCCGCGGATCATCAGCTTGGCGTCCATGCGCTCGACAAGTGTCCGGCGACCCATCAGCGCGCCCCGTTGCTACGGGCGGCTGGACGTGGTGACATGCTCATCAGAGCCCTCCTGGTTGCGTCAGGGTGGGTCAGGGGCCTCGAAGCGTGTCCAGCGCTTCGAGGCTCCGTCTTTAGCCCTCCCAGCATCCCACAGTCGAACGCCTGAGCGAAGCGCGACACGCTCATGCGGCTACCCGCCCGCGTCGTTGCCGCATGCGAAGCCTGTTCTCCGCACGGTTCTGCTCGGCGCAGGCCGGCCGTTTGCAGCGATGCGGGCCACGTTCGGCGCCGTGCAGGCGCACGATCTGAGGCACCCGCTTAGCAGCCGCCCGGGCACGGTCGTAGGCCCGTTTCCGTTCGACGGCTTCCCGTTGCCGGACCCGGCGGACCCGGTGATAGGCCTGGTTCTGGTCGGCGCATTCCAGCTGGGTGCAAGAGTGGGGGCCGCGTTCGCAGTAGCCCGGCGGCTTCTCGTTGCGGTAGACGGCGGCGATCACCCGGTTGCGCCACGTCCACTCGGCGTAGAGGTCGGCCAGCACGTCGCTCATGCGGCGATTCCTGCGGCGACGTCTTCGAGGTGCCAGTCCTCGCGGGGGATACGCAGGCGGGTCACGTGTGCGGCCGTTGGGTTCACAGCGCGTCTCCGTAATGAGCAAGGAGCCAGGTCGGGCAGGGATGCTCCCGCTCGCACTCAAGGCATGAACCGACCGGCACCTTGCCCCATCCGCCCTCAACGCGAGGGGGGTGCAGGTCCTCGACGCGGCCGAGCATCCCTTCGAGCCGGACGGCGAGGTCGCGGGCGGCGTCCCGTTCGGCTCGTGCCAGGTCCCTCTCAGCGCGTAGTAGCGACATGGCACCGACGACGCGGGCCGTGGGCTCGTCCATCTCGGGTAGCCGCCCACGCACCGCGTTGGTCACGTCATCGAACGTCGTCACGCCGCCACCTCGGCTCCGCTAGTGAGGCCGGTGCAGACGCAGGGCATGCCAGCGGCGCCGCAGAGGCAGTCGTACTCTGTCCCGGAGTCCCAGGGGCGCAGCGGGTGGTCCTCGCACACGATGCCGAGGCCGAAGCACACCTCGCAGTTCGGTCGGACTCGGGACGAGATGAAGTCGGGCAGACCCAGCTGATTGCTCACGCTGCCACTTCCTCTCCGCACCAAACGCACCGGCCGGGATACAGGGTGTTGTCGACGCAGCCCCACGAAGCGCACGGCCGGCTGTGGCTCGCGGGCCTGCTCGCTGGCGGGGCAGGGCTGGTAGCCGACGCGGCACGTCTGACGAGGCGGCCGGCGTGCTCCTGGGCGACAGGGACGATCTGGCGCAGGGTCATGGGCGCTCCTTCATGCGGCAGGCGGGGTCGACGCAGACGCAGCCGAGCAGCAGGGCGGGTACGCCGTGGGCGTGCCGGACCGTCACTGGCAGGACGTCGAGGGCGTGGTTCGGCAGCCTGGCGATAACCATGCAGGCGCGGCACCGGGTATTGGGCCGCCCGACGGGGCGTTCACAGTGCGCCGCACCGGCGACGGAGATCAGGTCGTCGAGGACGTTGAGCGGGACAGCCACCGGCCGGCTGTCGCAGCGGCTCACGTTGCCGGTGCGACCCGTGTTCGGGTTCGCGGGATGCAGGACCGTCACTGCTGCGTCCCCTCATTCGGTGAGCGGCGGACGGTCTTGCGGGAGACAAACACGCAGCACGTCTCGCCGCGGGGCTTCACGAGCCATCCCAGCTCGGGTGGCTTGCCGGGTCCGCCCGCCCGGTCCTCACCTTCGGACCACACGTCACCGAGTCGCCCATCAGGCATGAGCACCTCGGCTCCGACCCTGGGCTGCCAGCGGGCTCGGCGTCGCATCTTCGGTGCCCAGCCCCCCCCTAGCGGCAGGGTGGGTTCGTCGCACAGCCCGTCGGCCATCGCCGGCAGCTCCGCACCGAGGCCGGTCATGCCAGCGTCTCCATCACGGCCGGCCAGTCGGCTGGTCGCCACAGACACGTCTCGACGCCGGGGCAGAGCTTGAGCTTGGCGAGCATCGCGATCTGAGCCGGCCGGATCACACCCGACGTCGACTTCAACTCGGCGAACACCACCCGGGGGGGGCGTACGAGCAGGAGGTCGGGGAGGCCGGCCTCAGTGACCCGCCGGGAGTCGGGATGGTGAATCGCCCGCCAGCCCTTGAAGCGGGCGTAGTCGAGAACACGGGTCTGCCACGCCTTCTCCGACATGGGCGGGAGAGTGGTGCCCGCGACGGCCGGGGCCGCCGTCCCCTTGCCGGCCGCCGCGGGAGAACGGGGGGTCACTTCTCACCCAGCGACGTGACAAGATCAGCCACAGCGTCACGACGAAGACGACGGATAGGCAGCCAGTCACCGCAGCTCAGAGAATCCGCCGCGATGGCTTTCCATCCGCTCCAAACGCTCTGAACATGTCCGACCTTCGCCCCGTCGCGGTAGATGTCGTACATCTGCTCGCCGGGACCGCCGATGGTGCGGAGGGTGATGCTCATGCGGCACCTCGCAGCGCGTCGAGCTTCGCCTGCTGCTCCGGAGTAGGCGGCGGCGCACCCCAGTAGCCACGCTCGGACAGGACCAGGCCGACGCTCGCAGGCGTCCTGTGCTCGTCGCCTTTCCAGTGCTTGTCGAAGTTGGCGACGGTCGAGAAGGTTTGGTGACACGATGCGGCCGAGCAGTGCGAGGTGTTCGCCCCGCCCCACGTCGCCCCACAGCGGCAGCCACTCATGCGGCGTCCTCCCAGGAGGGGATGGAGAACCCGGCCGCCTCAGCCAGGTTCGGGTTCTGCGTGATCAGGTCGTGGTGCGGTCTGCAAAGGCAGGCGATGTTGCGTTCATCCGTGATCGACCCTCCACGGGCGCGGGACTTGATCTCGTGGCAGTCCACCGACGCGGCCCAGCAGGTCGCCCATTCACAGACCGGCCGCTCACTCAGGAGCCGCTTGACCAGCGGGCGCCGGTCGGTGCGGTAGAGCGCCTCACGCTTCGCGCTGCGTTGCGCGAGCCCCCGCGTACGGCGGGGCATCGGAGAACGGGCTAGCAAGGTACGGCGCTGCAAGGCGCCCGGCGGCTTCACAAGACGCCCGGCGGCTTCACAAGACGCCCTTGTTCGCGTCCGCTAGCGCTTCATAGTCCGGGTACAGCTCAGGCCAACCGTCCCCCGGCTCCAGTGCGGACCCGTCCAGTCGTCCCATGGCGACCGCGAGACGTACGCCGACGTGGCCCCAACCCTCAACGGCCAGCCAGCCGGCGCATGCCTTCTCGCCAGCCTCGGGCGTCTTGTGGCAGGCGAACATCGGCGCGTGCATGTCAGCGCTGCCGTTCGGCCCGTGCGATGTCGCTCGTAGCGCCGCGTACCTCTCTCGCGGGAAGCGCCCCGGAAGTGCTGTGCGTCGCCACGGGCACTCATCACACGGGCGATGCACCCGTGGGTAGGCGCTCACGGCTTCGCCTTCCGGGACCGCTTGACCTCAACCCAGCTCGACGGCGCACCCTGCCGCTCGGGCCACGGGCCGACCAGCAGCTCGTAGCCCTCCCTGTCCAGCGCGGCCACGTCGACCGTTGTCGAGCCCCTACGGGACGCCTGGCGCACCGTCCAGCCGTCGACCGTGCCCGTCACCCCGTCGAGAACGGTCTTCGCTGCCGCCTTCCGCTTAGCCAGGTCCGCCAGCTCAGCGAGGTCGAGGACTGCCTGACGCTGACGTTCGTCGTCCAGCTCGGGCAGGTCGCGGACGCCCCATGACGGGCAGCCCCCCTGAGTGCCGTCCGGGTCGTAGAACGGGCACCAATGCTGGCAGTACGACGGGTCCTTACCGAACCGCGGCGGCTCATCCTGCTCAGCCAGGACGGCCAGGTCGGCGACAGCATCCTCGGCGACCTGTGGGTCGTAGGGCTCCTCCCATGTCACCACTTCCTCGGACGAGTCGACCGCGTAGGCGGTGATCCGCACCGTGTGGACCGGAAGGCCGCTCTCGGCGATCGCCCGGGCGTAGCCCTGCACCTGCACCCGCCATGCCCGTGAGGGGCCGTACAGGCGCAGCGAGCGGACCTTGTCACCGTCGCCGGTCTTGGTGTCCTCGACTACCCCGTCGAGGTACAGGTCGACGTTGCCGGGGATGCCGGCGAACTCAACGGGCAGCTCCGTCTCCCACCCGGCCGCGACAAAGGCCGGCTCGACGTAGGCGTGGATCGCGTGGCCCCGCAGGGATGCGAGCACACGCATGTTCGGCCGGTTGACCTGCGGCACGCCGTGCAGCCGGGACCACGTCTCGCGCCGGCAGTCGGATGCGACTGACGACCAGCCGATCGACTCCTGCTGCGAGCGGGGTAGTGCGTCCTCGTGCTCGCGGAGCAGGGCCAGGCGCTCGGCGGCGATGTCGTCTCTGATAGTCATGCGGCTGCGTTTCGTCTACGATCGCGGGCTTCGATCTCGCGAATGCGGCGGCAGGCGACGCAGTCACGGGTGTTCGGCTTAGGCATCCAGTAGGTGTTCTCAGGAGTGCGCGGGTGGCCGCGCCTGCAGTGCTCTCGCGGGTCGTATCCCTCCCGGGCCATAAAACCCCGCGCATTGTTCTCGTTATTCGTCACGGGCTCCAGGTGTGCCGGATTGACACAGTCGCGCCTACGGCACAGGTGGTCGATATGCAGCCCGCTCGGAATTGGGCCGCACACCATCTCGTAGATAAAGCAATGCGCCCTCGTGCGTGACGCCATGGCATAACCGCTGTGGTTCAGCTTGCCACCCCACGGGATGCACTCGTCCGTCGGCAGCATTGCGACGATCTCATTGAACGGCGCCATACGCAGGTTGACTCTGTGACCCCGCATCTGCAGCCGTGCGCCTTCCCTCAAAGACGCAAAAGGGATGCCACAACTGCACGCGTAGGACTCGCCTAGGTGAATTAGCGCGTGGCCGACCAGCCGGCCTTCGCGGATCACGGCGTGACCCCTGACTGCGCCAGGCTGACCTCAGCCTTGATCGCACTCCCGAATGAACGGCCACACTCGATGCGAACCGCGATGGACCGTAGTCGCTCTCGGCACGACCGGACCCGCTGGTCTGCGATCTCTACATCAAGCCATTCGGACTCAACTAGCAGCCGCGCTGCCTGCTTACGGTTGTCGACCGATCCCTCGCCCTCGAGGAACGCCCTCGCAAAGGTGATCTCGTACCGCGCACGCGCACGTACCGCCGCCTCATCGAGCCGAGACAGCTCAGCGGTCGCATGGTCGTGCTCGCGAGCTAAGGACAGCAGGTGCTGCGCGACCTCGGTCGCCGTTTGCGGCGCGCTCATGCCTGGCCGCCGAGGAAAGGGCCGCCGGGATACGCGACTGCGCGACCCTTTGGGCTGATGTAGACGGCGCCGCTGAAGCAGCTTGAGCAGTCGACCGGCTCCATCATGTCGTGGCCGCCGGCCACGACACCGCGGCCGCGGCAACGGGTGCAGGTCTTGACCTGCCAGCCGAGGTAACCGGCTCTTCGCGGTGAAAGGTGATTGATCTTGGTGGGTGTGTCGTAGCGGGCTGTGAGGCTCACGGCCTCCGAG